GCGCCGCCAGATGCCCCGCCGATCGGGTTGCCCATGGCGTCGCGCCCACGGTTGTAATAAGCCAGACGCCCTTCGCCGCCGCCCTTAATGCTAATGCCCATGGCGTCCATTGCGCCTTGATATTTTTCGCGTATCCAGTCGCCCGTCGTCTGTTCCGGCGGCCGGTTGTTCCACGATCGGTACGCGGCGACCGCCCCGGCTATCGCGCCAGCAAGGGCCAGCCAAGGCCATGTCGCCGCAATCGTCGCCAGCGCCACGGCCCCCAGTACGCCGATTGCGATATTGCTAACGACGTTCAGGTTCTCTTGGTCTTCCGCCGCGTCGGCCAGCGCCCCGGCAAGCGAGGCGATCGCCGGGCGCGCCTTGCCTTTAATCGTCTGTTCGATATCGTTCAGCGCATTGTCGAAAGCTATCGCGTCTTCCGCGCTTTGCTTCGTGGCGACGCCTTGCTTTTCCATCTGGATAAGCAATTTTTCGAGTTCGTCGCGCCCCTTCGACAGCAACGTAATGCCGGCTTCGCTGACCCCCAGCCGCTGCAAGCGGGCGGTAAATTCAGCGCGCGGCATTCGTTCGGACGCTTCCGCTATTTTCAGCAACGCGTCGTCGGGATTTTGCAGGTCTTTGGCCGTAACGCCCAGCCCCTGAAAGTCGGCGTCGTTCCCGGTCGTGCCGGTCAGTTGCAGCGACTGGAACGCCGACGCCATGGTACCGACCAGCGATCGGCCTTCCTGCGCCGTGCCGCCTGCGCGCTTAACCGCTTCCTCCCACGCGCCTAGCCGTTCGGTTGCGATACCCATGTTCGCCGCGAATCGGCCCGTCGCCGCGTCGCCTTCAAGGATATTTTGCGCGAAACCGCGAAGACTGTTCGCCCCGGCTAGTACGGTCAGAAAGCCGACGGCTTCGTTCCGCATTTGCCGGAACCCGGCGACCTGCCGTTTCTGGGCGTCTTCCGTTACCCGGTTTGCCTTGGCGTCTTCTTCCGCCAGCCGCTTCCGGTCGTCCCGGTAGTTCTTAATTTCGCGCTGGTAATTGCGCGCGTCGAGCCCGAGCGAAACGACAAAGGCGTCGATAATGTCGGGCATCTTTATTCGCCTTCCGCTTCCTGCTGCGCTTTCTGTAACAGATAGGCGTTATACCCGTCTATCTGGGCGACTTCCAACATGTCGTACAGGTCTTCCAGCCCATAGACCGTTTGCAGTTCGTGAAGCGTCGCCAGCTTGGCGCTTATGACGGCTCCGACAGTTCGGGGGACGTTGGCGTATTCGACATATTCGACGTTCTGGCCGCCGCCTTCGCTCCCAACTCCAGTAGGAAGGCGGCTATGGAAAAACCCGTATGCAATTCGAATACCTCCGAACGCAGCATAAGGCGGGTCGCGACTTCTTCGATATCGTCCGAATCCAGCGCGCGGGTAATATCCGGCCGCTTGGGATCGGGCAGGACGTGAACGCATTCCATCATTTCGTCGAGCAACGGCAACGCGTCTTCGAATTGCATTGTCAGGATCGACCGAACGCCGATCGCGAACAACGCGCCCATGCCCATCCCCATGACTTCCGGCGGTATGTCGACGCCGTTTGACGACATGGCGAACATAGCCCTGAACGACCAGCGTTCGGCCCGGTCGGCGCTCATTTCGGTCAAAACGAACGTCTTCCCAGCATCACGCCCGGCCGACGCCGGCAGCGTGATTGTCTTTTTCTTCCGCATGATTTCCCCCTTGGTTTGCCCTTAAACCTTGCTGGGCGATACGTTCTGCCATTGCAGCGTAAAGCGGCGGGGCTGGAGGGTCTTCCGCAACGCCGGCATAAGCGACGACGAAATCAGAAAGCCCCGTTCCATCGTGTACCGCTTGCCGGTCGAGCGTAGCAGGATGGACCCGAACAGTACGTACGCCTCGCCGCGCTGGCGCTGCGCCTGCTGTATGTTTTCGAACACGTCGACGCTTTCGCTATCGGCTTGCAGCGTCACGTTCTGATTGACCGGGTTATAGACGAAGCCGCCAGACAGCCGCCCGTCGACGCCCATAGACGTTTCGGCCGACGTCAGCGCGTCGAAGTCCGTCACGTCGTCAGCGGAAAAGCCCTGAATGCGGCGGGGCGTGTCGTACAGGCCGACCGCGCCAATCATAAGGATTGCATTCGCGGCCGTAAGGGTCCGGTTATTCGCCATTTGCTATGCCCTAATCTGGCCGAACATGTCAGGCCAATAGCGGTTGAGTTTCTTCAAATTATCCGACGCCGGGAGAATTTGCAAATTCCCGTGCCAGTGAAGGCCACAAACGGTTTTGCCGTTCAGGGGTACGATATGGTCGACGTGATGTAACACGCCGGTTTCGATCGTCAGTCGCGCCGCCTCTTGGTACACGCGAAGAATTTCCGCGCGATCGGCCCAGAGAGGAATAGCCGCCTTTTTCGCCGCGTACCGACGCATGTTCGATTCGCGGTAAATGACCGGGTTGTCTCTCTTAAACCGGGCCGATCGCTCGCGTTGCTTGTCAGCGTTTCGAGCATAGAACCGGGCGTTATATTCGTGAATTTTCTCGCGCGGGATCGAACGGCGGTTGCGCTTTACGCTGACGCCGTTCTTCTGGCTCATAAACCTGTTGCAAGGCACGCAGTAGGACCGGCGTTTCCCGTCGGGAAAGCTAAACGTCTCCTTACAGCGCGCGCACGATCTTTCCACTACTGCACCATCAGAGACGAAAGGGTGATACGCTGGACCGACTGGCCGTCGGTATAGAAGAACGTGCAAATAGGCGACCCGCGTTCGGCGCGTGCTTCCGCGCCCGGGTCTTTGACGGACAGGTACCAGCCGCGCGCGAACATTTCGGCGGAAATGTCCTGACCGGCCAGCGCCGCGATTTGCTGTTTCTGGACGTCGGTCAGCGTCACCCCGGCGCGGATAGCGCCAAAGTCGACGGCCGCGCTGATATCGGTCGTCAGCGACGCCGCGATCATTTCGTAACCGTCGTCGTTATATGGGATTTGCCCCAGCGTGCCGAGCGCGGTCATTAGCGTAAGCTGGAACCGATTGTTCAGCCAGACTTGATTCACATAGCTGTCGATCCACGCGAAATCGCCGGAAACCTGACCGTTATAGAGCCATGTGAACGCGTCGTTCGCCGTGCCGTACGTGCCATAGAAGCTATAGCCGTTCGCCTCCAGATTGCGCGCGATCGTCTGGTTCGTGACGTCGGCGGTTAGCCCGCCGCCCGAGCGGAACGCGGCGGTCGTGCGGCCGTTCGTCCGGTTGAAGTCGATCGACGCGATATACCCCAGAACGAACACGGCCTTGTCGGCGCTGGGCGACCAAATGGGCGCGGTACCCGACAGGTTCGCCGCCGCAATGCGCTTGGCCGGCGACGTCGTGTCGGTATTGGTCGTCGCGGCGCTGCTCGACGTCCACGGCACGTACAGGAAACGGTCGTTCCGCCCGTCCGTCCACGTGGCAAAGTCGACAATCTGGTCGTCGGTCGCGGCGAACAGGGTCGTAAAGCTGACGAAGTCCTGCGACAGCGCGATAACGTCGTCCATCGCCGTGAGCGCAACGTCGGCGTCGGAGCCGGCCGACTGGACAGCGCCAGCGGCAGACGTCAGGCCGAGCCCGGCTGCCAGCGTGCCGGTCGCAAAGCTGATCGTCGCGGCATCGCCCGTCGTGGTCGTCGTGAACAGGAACGCGCCCGAAACGCTGTCATAAGTGACGGTAAAGGGCGGGGCGGTAAACGCCGACTGGATAAGCGTCGCGGCGTTCGAAAAGCTGGTCGCGCCCGACAGGTTGATCGTCGCGCTTGTGTATTGCGTCCCGTTGGCGGTGACAATCAACGTACCCGACAGCGCCTGCAACTGGGCGAGGGTCAGCGACAGCGGCGCGCCACGAACGAAGGCGGCCCGCGCGGCGGTCGCGAACGCGGCAAACAGCACGAAGGCCGGGCGGTTGACCGACCCGTCATAGCCGCCGAAATAAACGGTCGCCTTGGCGGCTTCGTCAGACGACGCGCCGAAATAGTCGCTGACCGCGTCGGCGCTAGGGAATGACAGGACGACGCCCGTCGGAATGCGCGCGCTGTTCGTCAGAATGAGCCCGACCATATCAAGGCCATTGCCGCCCGCGCTGATAACGCCCGGCAGAACATTGACGATATCAGACGCCGGAATAGACGCTACCATTTATCGGCCTCCACGAAAGTTACTGCGACTGTATCTGCAAATTCTTGGCTTGTCGATACGGTCGGGTTGATCTGCATAACGGCCCGAATCATCCACCGGGTCGCGTATTGCTTTTCGCTGTCGATCAGGGGCATTTGCCGCCCGTCGTCGCACCATAGCGGCGCGACATTGTACGGCCGCATGAAATCGACCCCGTAAAGATCGCGAAATAGCTGGTTGAAAATCTGGCCGTTGTCGGTCGCGTTTTCGCCGTAAAAATTGATCGTGCAACCGACCTGCGTCGACCGGGTCGTGTCGCGCTCGCCATCGTCGGGCCGGTAGTCGCGGACGGTCGTCGCCAGCCCGGCGCGATCGCTGGGAACCATGATAACGAAGTTTGGCCCGGGCGGCATGGGGACGCCGTTCATGGGGCCTTGCAGTACGTTCGCGTCAGTCAAATCGGGCAGGACGTTAAGAATGAACGCAGCCAGCGCCGTAAACACGTCGTCGTCGACGATCGACACAGGCATTAGGTCGGCCCCCCGTTTTGTTTCGTCAGCGCGACTTTCATCCAGCCCGCCGTCGTCCAGCCTTCTAGCACGGCCATTACCATCCAGAAAGCGCCTTCAAATTCCAGCAAGTCGCCGCCCTTTTGCTCGACGCGGTCGAACGCGTTTAGCTGGCCGTTCACATAAGCCGCGCGGTCGCAGGGCGACAGGTTCATGTTGTCGATATGCTGGATTTCGGCTTTCGTCAGCGCCTGAACCTGCGCGACGACGGCAACGGGCGCGGCGTACCCCGCTTTGACCTTGCCGCTGGGCGACCGGGCATAGCCGGAATAGGCGTGTCGCTGGACGGTCAGGTTCGGATTGATCGCGCTTGTAAAGCGGTTCGCGATACCGCGTAGGTTAACCATCGGCCCCGTCCGTCACTTCATAGTCCACCGAATTAAGCATGTGCCCGCTCCACACAAGCGGTTTCGAGCCCGGCGCGCTTTCCCCGGCCGCGACGTCGGCGTACGCCTGCCAGACGTCCGACGCTTCATACGCGCCGTCGGGG